ATATTTGTTAATCATCTCTAGTCTATCATCTGCTGCAGCAAGTTTGTTTAGTTCTTCAATAACTGCCTCTGTGATATCAGAGTGTTCACCAATACCTGCTGGCATGGTCTGATAAACTTTAATGTTTGCAATATGTGTTGCAACTTCTCCTTCTGCCTGTTTTCTAGCAGCCTGCATAATATATTCACCCGGCTTCATTATCACTCACCTTCTTTCTTTTTTCCAATATTATACTTTGTCTCAAGTTTCCAATCACCCTTTTCCTTGAAACTAATTACTTTTATTTGAGACAAGGGTGCTGCCTCAATCTTAGTTGTTCCCACAACATCTACTAATCCCCAATCTGCTAACAGATTAGCAATTGTGTTCCTTCTTGCAATATCGTTTTCAGACAGGTTGGTATCTTTACCGTCTAATGCAAACAATTCTTTAAAATGTACGATGTAATATTTACCTTGCTTGTGTAAAATATGGCAAGATTGGAAGAGTGTTTTGTCTTTGCGAGAAGCAACTCCAATGCGAGACAAGGTTTCTCTAACCTTGAGGAAATCGTCTGGTTCGTTCAGACGTACTTCCAACATCTCCTCTGGACTCCACGATGCGTCATTCATTTTCTTCCACCTTTATTCAATTTACTTTTTATCATGGCGATTTGTTCATCATCTAAAACATCTAGAGCAGACTTTGCCTTCTCGTTACTGTATCCGAAATATTCTTTTACATACTCTAAGTTCTTAGACTTCTTCGCCTTCATCCAAGGAGCATATCTATTCATACTCCTTAAACTATTTAGTAAAAAGTCATATTGTAGTTTATTGTCAAGGTGGTGTAAACGATTCATCTCATTTATAACTAGACACTCTTGCATACCTGTAGGTGCAATACACTTGTTGATGATGAAAGCAGGATACTTCTTTTCCCACATTTCATCTTCCCCTTCCATGAGGTTTTCTTTTGTCTTATTGATAGTCTTGATATATTCCTTCAGTTCATAACTCATTTGAACTGCACCGATGTCATCATCTCTGTGAGACAAGCCAAGAGATTAATTTCTTGGTCAGCAACAAAGGCAGACTTATAAGAATAATCCCCAAGTATGAGAACACAGTGAGGAATAGAGCTATCTGGTACATTGCCAGATAGACTATCATAAATCCTACGATAAATCCTATGAGGGTCATTGTCCAGATTATGAACAACCCACTCTCTGCAACTCTTGAAGTCTTTATCCTTGATAAATGATACGAGCTCTTTGATAGAAGTGTCTGATAGATTGACAAGGATTCCAGCATCAATATTACCTGTTGCAGAGTATCTTTGTAGTTCGTTGAGACATCTTCTCCAATCTGGGAAAAACTTGTTGATAAGGTCTGCCACAACTTTTTCATTTGAGTTAACATTCTCAGTCTCCAAAATGTATTGTACACGTTTCATAAAACCCATTGCAAGTTTTGGTTTTTGTTCATTTGGAATACGAAACTCCACAGTGGAACAACGACTATGCAAAGGTTCAATGATACGATTTCTGAAATTACAAGTCAGAATGAAACCACAGTTTCTACTAAACTCTTCAATGAAACCACGCAACGCTGGTTGTGTGGATTGTGGATTTAGATAATCTGCCTCATCCAGAATAACGTATTTGCGGTTACCATCCATAGAAACAGTACTCGCAAAGTTTTTGATTTTAGTTCGTAGAGTGTCGATACCAGATTCTTCTGAACCGTTAATCATCATATAGGTACAACCGATTTGTTCCAGCATTGCTTTCGCAACAGTGGTTTTACCGACACCAGCAGTACCAGTAAGTAACAGGTTTGGAATCTCTTCGTTGTCTACAAACTGTTGAAACGTGCTTTTTAATTCATCTGGAAGTATACAGTCAGAAATAGTCTGAGGACGATACTTCTCTACCCATAATATATCATTCATATTAAGCAGTCTCTAGTGCGATATAGTATTCAATATCTTTGTTGACGTTCTTAAAACGTGAGATACCTTTTTCTGATACCTGTACGTTATAATCACCAGAAAGTAGTTTAAGGTTTTCTACTTTAAAATAGAACTTCTTACCTTTCGCTGGACTTTCTGCACCAACTTCTACACTAAAGTTATTAGACGTATCATTCTTACGGTCACTTACACGCAAGTCCATGATACTGTCAGTACCAATATCCAGAACCATATCTGGAGCACCAAGAACCGCAGCGGCTTTCAATACTTGATTGAAAGTATCTTTGGTCAAAGTAAACTCTGCATCAACTGAAGGCATAGTGATTTCAGTCTTAGGGGTAGTAACCACTGATGGGTCAGAGTAAAAGTAAGTCAAGTCTTGACTACCCTGTGCAATTCGCACACTCTTGTCACCAAAGGTTAGTTCTGGGTCATTGAACAGCGACATTGCAGACAAGAATTCATTCAAGTCATAAATCGCAAATTCACTATCAAATGTGTCCGACACAGTTGCAGTTGACACAATGTTTTTCATTTGTGACATAGTTGCAATCTTACTGCCTGGACTCACAAGTAGATTAGCATTGATAGTCGCATAGTTCTTCAATACTTCTCTAGTTTCATTACTAAGTTTCATTTAATTGTTCTCCATATTATCGTGGTTGTGAAGTGCCATTATACCATAATGAATCACTTTTAGCAAGTCTTTTCTGTTCTTGCCTTCTTTCTTTCCATATCGTTGTGAATACTTTAGAATATTCCCGATACAAAAACCTTCACCATGGCCACTGTCCATGATAAATTCTGTTGCTTGAAACTTGTTGTGGGAGTAGTGAGCATCATAGGTTTTGTCTATGTACTCTTTTAGTTCGGATAGTAACCTATCTTCTGAATATTTGTAATCAATCTTTTTCACAAGAACATCCTATAGTAAAGTATGTGAGGGGGCGAACCCCCTCACGATTTCAATTAGTATGCGTACTTTGTACCAAGTACAGACGCAATACCAGCTGCGATGATTTCCTTAGAAGGAGCACCAAGTCTATATGCAACACCTTTTGCAGTGTCGTTAGTATAGATGCAGTGACCTTCACTCTTTAGAGTGTCAATCATCTTTGTTGGTGAAGTAAGGTCAAATCTCTTTCTAAGAGTTTTCCACGTTACGTTCTCACCTTTTGACAAAAGGTTGAACACCTTCTGTTTTTTGCTTAGTTTTCTTCTGCTCATAATATCTCCATAAAGTTATTAATGATTCACATCATATCAAAGAAAAACCCGATTGTCAAGGGATTTATTTGACCGTAATCAACTGAGGTTTTTTCTCTTCTGGTACGATTCTCTCTAAGTCGATAGTCAACATACCATTGTCGAGTTTTGCACCCTTCACGATAATATCATCAGCAAGAGTGAACTTTCTAGTGAAGTTTCTCTGTGAGATACCTTTGTAAAGAGTTTCCTTTTCCTCTTTCTCTTTTACTGATTTTACAGTGAGAAGACCCTCAGCGAACTCAACTTCAATATCCTTCTTACCGAAACCAGCAAGTGCCATTTCAATAGTGAAATTATACTCACCCTGTTTTTCGATGTTGTAAGGTGGATACCCTGTTGATTCTGCTTGGTGAGTTACATAATCGAACAGTCTGTCGAATGTTCTATCAAAACCCACTGCATAGGGTGTCATGTGATTGTAGTCAAACGCCTGAAGGGCGTTTCTAAGTGTGCTTAAGTTAGTCATAATTTATCTCCTTTGTTAAGCAAGATTAATAATTGCAGACCGATAATTCGCATCTGCATCCATATTTATATGGGGATTAAATTTCAAAATTCAACCCCCACACAAATTCTTTTTTAAGCGGCTTCGTCATATTCCTCTTCGTCACCATCGACAACAGAGAATGCATTGTCTTCATCTTTCTGGTAGAACGTATCAGTTCGTGCATTGAAGAAAAATGGTTTGGTAAGGTCATGAGAGCGTCCAAGTGCTGGAAGCGCCGCATAGATTTTGACTCGATTGAACTCTGGTGCAGTTTTTCCAAAAAATGCAATACAGGCGTTCATAATCATTCCGTTGAAGCGTGTTACAAATGTTGCAAGACGGTTCTGGAACACTTTGTCAAAGTCAAATCCAGACAGTGTACCTGTGTGTACAACCATGCGAATTTCTGCATTTGGATACTGTGCAGCAGTTTGTACTGCTTTGTAGAAACCAAAAGTCTCACGGTCATGTGAAATAGGAATGTATTTTACTGTATCCGTATCTACAAGTTTCGTATCGGTCATAAACTGTGCAATCTGGAAAGTTGCCTCTTTTCGTGTTGACCAAGGAACAACAATGTCGTGTGTATTGAAGTTGTTGTAGATTTGCAAAATCAAAGTCTGTCGTGTGTGTGGTTGGAATACACCCTCACCGCAAACCCAATCAACACGTTCTGTAATTGCATCCATAGTGTTAGGA